TGAACAGAATCAAGCATGATCTGATACTTAAGATTTGAAGTATAGATGTGCTTTTGCTCTGGACGTAATGATTGATAGTCACCACGATCCTTCTGTAAAGAAACCTCTTCTGGTCTCCAGAAATATCCTAACTGTTGTTTTGTTAGGTTTTCAAATTGATTGTATTTAAAATTATCATATCTCTGAACACCTAAAGGTTTACCAAAAAACATAGGTTGTTTCTTAGTATCAACCTCTTCGGTATTGAACACTGTCATGCCCTTAACTTCAGTCATTGACTTTCTATCCTCTGATGAGATTTTAAATTTTACAGGATTCACACTCTTCCTCCGATGTGTCTAATATATCGTTTACTAAATTGTTTAATTCAAGTTTTTCTTCTTCTATCTCATCAGTTTTAACATCATATGTGTTCTGATAGTAAGAAGTCTTCCAACCGTATTTGTATGTAGTTAAAAAGTCATTTGCCATGACCGAAACTGGAACTTCATTGTTTTCATAATGTTCTGGATTGTAACTCCAATTACCTGATATCGCCTGATCAAAGAACTTTTGCATAACAGCAACGACGTTAATATAACCCTCATTAGATTTCATATCCCACAAGAGTGTATAATTATTTTTTAAGGAGTTATATGATGGAACAATTTGCTTAAGAGGTCCTTTCTTTGATTTTTTAATGGACAAGTATCCTCTAGGTGGTTCGATTCCATTTGTGGCATTTGACACAACGGAACTACTCTCCGAAGGCATTTGTGCGGACAGTGTTGAGTTCCGTATTCCGTGTTCCAAGACAAGTGACCTAAGAGATTCCCAATCATATTTCAAGTTGTTGGGTACAATTTCATCGACATCTTTTTTATATGTATCAATCGGAAGTATTCCATGACCATATTTAGTTCGAGATGAATATTCACAAGCACCTTTCTCTTTCGCAAGATTCACAGAAGACTTAATCAGATAATACTGAAATGCTTCAGATAAATCATGGACTAATCTCCATGCTGCAGCATCGCCATAATGCTCGCCATGTTTCGCAAGATAATGTGCGAGACCAATATAACCTATGCCTAGCGAACGACGTGCTCTGGTGGCATTTTCGGCTGCTCTGACGGGATATCCTTGAAAATCAATGAGTTCATCAAGACTCCTAACACTAAGATCACAGAGAACTTCAAGATCCTCAACATCCCTAATTTTACCAACGTTAATAGCACTAAGGATACAGAGAGCAATTTCACCAGTTTCGTCATCGATATGTTGTATGGGTTTAGTGGGAAGTGTAATTTCTTGACATAGATTACTCATCTCAATCTTATCAATAAATGATGAGTGAGAATTACAATGATCTATGTTCATTATATAAATTCTACCAGTTTCTGCTCTTTCTTTCAAGAGGTCAAGTATCAGTTCTCTTGCTGAGATTGTTGTTCTTGGGATGGATTCATCCAATTCGTAACTGCAATATAACTCATCAAACCTATCGGTCCCAAAATTCTCATACAAGTCAGGACAACTATGGGGAGAAAAAAGCGAGATTTCTTTATTTTCGATAAACCTTTCATAAAATAATTTAGATATTTGAATACTGTAATCAAGTTTACGAACTCGATTATCCTCTGTGCCTTTATTATTCTTAAGAACTAATATGTCTCTTATTTCTTGGTGCCAGATTGGGAAGTGGACAGTCGCTGATCCACCTCTAATGCCGTTCTGAGTGCAACATCTGACAGTACTTTCA